ACCTTGCTCTTGCGGCTTCAGCAATTTGACGCTCCTCACGGTCAGTCAGTCCCTGACCGAGTGCTTCATTTGCTTGGAGCATTAGGTTTTGTCTAAGCGGATCTGCTTGGACTCCTTGGGACGCGACTTGCGCGGGGTCGGATATTCCGACGTCTTTGAGTAGGTTGTCCTTTTGCTCCTCGACTAGATCCTTTGCACCCTGCATGGCGGATGCCGTACCAGGCTTGTAGTCCTCCATGATTCCTTGGTACAGACCGGATAAGCGGGACACGTCTTGCAAGTCGGCTTCGCGTTGACGGGACAGGTTACCACGTTGGATGTCTTCGGCTAGGACGGATAAGCCTTGGAATTCTCCACCTCTGAACCCCGCTTGGTCATCCGTTTGAATCGCTTGTACGAAGTTATCTCCGACTTCATCTGCGAGTCCGGCATCCACGTCTGCTTGTGTTGCGGTGCGTGTTTCGTATTGCGTGAGGTCGCGAGTATCACCCAAGAGGTCAACCATGCCGTCACCAACCCGTTCGGTGCGAGTTACTCCAGTAGGCTTAGATGGAGTTGGGATTTTATCGTATTCTGATTGTGAGTCACTTAACGTTTTAGAAAAATCAACACCGTAATATGTACCTCCATCCTTAATTTTACTCTCAATCGCCATTTTTGTTAAATTGTCAGGCTTGGATTGTGCAGTTTTAAAGGATTTTACTGGGACTCTTTTGAAGGTTTGCCCTGTCTTTGTATCAAAAACCTCTATTCCATGAGTTGACCCATCGGGGTTACTTTTATTTATTCCAAAATTTGGAAACTCTGAATTTTTAGCAGAGTAGAATGGACGCATAGCAAGTTCACCCCTTTCCGTAAGTTGCGTCTGCCCGGCGCCACCTTCTTGAAAAGTTCTTGTATTACCCAACAATGTTTGCCTCAAGACATCCGTATCCGTTTGTGCGGTTTTCTTTCGGACACTTTCCTCCAAAGGTAACAAGCTTTCAAGACTACCCACATCCCTAAAGTCTCCTGTTCCTTTGAGGAAATCAGCTTGGGCTTTTAGGGCTTCAGCCATGCCCTCGCCATAACTTGGTTGAGCCGGATAATTGATTGAAGTGTTTGAACCGCACATATTATTATTCTCCTATATTTCTTTGTGAAAAATGTTGGTTGGCCAAATCGGATTGAAGCCGAATTTTTCCATGTGACCCATAAATGGACTATGACTATTGCAAGCCATGAACCATTGGTTGACTCCGATTGTGGACATCATAGATTCTACTGTAGAGTTTATGATCATCGAGTCTTTGGCATTTACTTTTTTAGTGTGATGCCAAGCAAGCACTAGGGGCATCTGAGCAATCTGCCATCCACCTACGATTTCACCGTCTTTGAGGACAACGTGAGACGGAAACTGCATATTGTCATTATCATCTTTTGCCGCTTGTGCGACCACCTCCTTGAGGTCTGCGTCTTGTATTTTGCGTAATGTAGGTATCTTACTCATGTGCTTATCGTTGCTCCCAACGCTACTACTTTCCATGCCGATCCGTCTGAGACTGCAACGGTTGCGGCCCCTGCGTTTCCATCCGTGACGTAGATCATTTGCCCTGCGGGTGATGCGGAGGGTACACCACTCACTGCATAGGATTTGAGCGTCATTATTGTACCGGATATTGTACCACCCGTAACGGCAATGGCACCACTCGCTTGGGTTCCCAGTGTGCCAACTCCTAGTGCTGACCTGGCGGCAGTTGCGTTTGCGCTGCCGGTCCCACCATCTGCAATTGCAATAGGTGAAGACAACCCGCTTATGGTGCCTCCCGTGATGCTCACGTTTGATTCGTCAATGGTCACGGTAGGTACTCCGAGTTCGTTGAGATTAGCGGCAGTTATGTCCACCCCCGTAGCGTACGTAAACCCGCGCGTTACTGATGCAGAGATGGCCACTACGCAACCTCCGTTCTGATGTTCAGTCCATCTGCAATCGCGTCCAAGGAGACGTGACGAAAGGACGGACAACCGCTTGTGACGTTGATCTCGACTTGCGCACCATAACCCCGTGTGCGTCCAGTACCGAAGCGTAAGAGTGCTTCTTCCGTTGAGTCTGCGGTGTGGCTTAGAACAGTCTCGGACTTGTCAGGATCGAGCGTATTGACTTTGATGTTAAACGCATCAGATGCAACCGTGTTCACTCCGAGTTGCCCACGCCTCCATCGTTTGACGTTTTGATTGCCAAGCGTGTAGGCACGGGTGACGAGTTTCCCGGCTATTGCAGTAGTTCCCGATTCCGAGGTGGACCCGATCTTGCGTCCACTATCGTCAATCGTGTTCTCCTCCATGAGATACCATCCCGTGTCGTTGCACGCGAAGAGTCTGCGTCTAGGTGGGTCAACCCCATTGTCGTGCATACATACCACCCAATCGTCTACATGGAACGCTAGACTACCCGACATTGCGGGGTAGCTATCTACGCTAATCCAAGAACTCGAAATTAGGTCGTACACAAATACGGCATTTGGTACGGAAGAACTAAGTGTAGGGCAGGCCAAATAATATTTATTATCATACACGATTCCGCATGACTTGTCAGCGTGGTCAAAATTGACGTCAGCAAACTGATCTTGGATCTGTCGGGACATCGGAATTGTTTCACCCGATACTTTACTGATAGCTACCCCCAAGCCTTTTGCGGGGTCAGTACCAGGACTAAGGACGATAACTCCGTTATCCGACAAGAAGAATGTTTGCGGCCCAGACTGTGCAATTGATTTGCGTGCCACACAACCATGTTGTCTTGTTATTTCGTAAGTGTTTGATGCAGAGGTAGTTGCAACATTATTAATCATATGGATGGAATTTCTCAAAAAGCAAATTAACTGATCTTCTTGGTACGGAAAAAAGCCTACGAGAAAATCGGCTGAACCCTTTGAGATTCTGAATTGCGATTCTGCGGCATAGTAGTTGTCTGTGTCTAGCAAATCACTCATTATCAACGAGTAAGCTGAATCCGTTGGTTGTGGAATAATTAGACGATTCCTAAAGAATACACCATAGTCAGTATTGGGACATTGAATCCTACCCGCACCAGGTGAAGCGTTTGCTTTGACTACGAAGTCAGTCGGGCTTGAATAATCACCATCCCATTCCAACGGGGTCTTGTTCTTGCCACGAAACAAAATCAACTTCTCCATCGACTGTACAAAAGATGCACCGTCTCCTGCTGCGACTACTTCTGAACCAGGGTAGTCAATCGCGATGCCTGAGTTATTCGAGTCATTCCAAATGATTGCCTTGGACTTCGTGGCAACTACTACGAATTCTACACCCGTTGCAGGGTCGCTGAACAAAGTCGCACAAAAGCATCTCTCATCGCTTCCATTGTACGTAAGGGTGACTGCTCCTGCAAGGAAGTCGATGCCCTTGCGTGTCTCAGCAAGGTCACCAATCAAACGCATGTTCTCGGACTTCTCAACGAAGCCACCTTCTAGACTTGTCTTCTCTTTGTAGGAATCTATCCCCCGAAATCCACGATCACCTTCTGATTGAACCTGGTCATCAAGTTGTCCGTATGAACGATACCTTCCCATTTCACTTCCTGTCGCGTAGCGCTTGGACGATTTTAACCGACATGAAAACAATGGTCAAAGATCCTGCTACCACTCCTATCCATTCGTGGAGTGAACCGGAGAACGTGGCAATTGTGCCACCGATACCAAAGAGTGAGTCGCGATCAATCATTAGAACAACCAGTCTAGGATTAAGATTGAGATAAGAATAGCTGCGAACCAAGTGATCACTTTGCCTTGGGTAGTCATCGCGCGGTAAAGCTCGATTAAATTATTAAAGTTTTTCATTTGTCGGGAAGGGAGGTCTTGTCATGTGTCTTTCTGCGGCAGTTTTAGAACAAGTCTCTGCGGTTTTTCGGGCTACGAAAATTGGGATGCAGAGGTATGCCCCAAGAATACAGGCCGCTATAATTAATATTTTTTTGATATAACTCGTAAATTCGTCGAAACCACTCGCGTGTTTGGCCATGCCCTGTTGGACGAGTGCCGAAACATCGCCATGGGTTAGTGCGTCTATGGTTTCCTTCGCTTCGGCCACCTCTTTGTTGCCCTGCAAAACTTCCCCAACTAGCGCTCCGCTCCCCGCTCCTACTGCCGCTATGCCGGGACCACCAAGCGCTGCTCCCGCTCCTCCTCCCACTACGGCTCCCACAGTCGGATACCATTGCTTCATCGAGCATCCTGTGAGGATCACAATGACAAGGAGCAAAATGGCATCGACTGCAAGGATTGCGTGGCATCGGTTCATCCACCTGGAGGGCCATCGGGGTCAGTCCATTCGGGGCCGGCGAGAATGGTAAGAATTTCCGAATGATCGTATTGGGTTTTGCCCTCAAGGAAGCTTGGGGTCGATCCCTCGAACTTTACGAAAGTTTGAGAACCGTCGAGTGAATATCTCAGCGTATCCGCCGAGGTTTCCATGACCTGATCGAAGTCGATTGAGGAGACGTCCGAAGCGTCGATGATTACGTAATTTTTGCTCATAAGATTAAGATGGTACGGAGTTAGAATAAAGCGGACCGTTCGTCCCTGTCGCATTGTTACCGCCTGATCCTTGGTCAACAACGGTCCCAATCGTGTCACCATTTGCAGGTGCGCCACCTCCCGAATCCGTGTCACCTGTTCCGTCTCCGAATCTCCACCAATTAACAGGACTAAGCGAAGATAGGTCGGCGGGGACTCCGCTATTGTAAATTGCGGTTACGTCGGAGGCGGAAAGGGCAGAGTCCCATAAAGCAACCTCGTCTATTAACCCGTTGAAAGGTAAAGTTGTAAAAGATATTTTAAATGCCGTTGATGTGAAAGTCTCTGAGCTTGTACCTGTATCGGTTGAGTTTCCATTCAAATATAATGTACAAGTTGTTCCACTTCTAGTTATCGCTACATGATACCATGAGCTAGTGGATGTTGAACCACCTTCTAAGATTAAACTATATCCACCCACTCCGTCCCAAAACTGTAACTGATTGTAGTTCCTGTATAACCGCCAACCATCTGTGTAAGCGGCTTGATCGCCTAATTGTAACAAAGTCAGATATTGTGGTGATGTGCTTGCGTTAAACCAAGCAGATATAGAAAAGTCTCCATCAAAAACTTGCGAGCCAAGGGTAGCGGTAGCATAATCATCCGTCCCGTCGAAGCTTCCCGACAGGGCGTTTGCGAATGCGCCTCCGCCTCCGCTTGCAGGCTGAACGAACCCGATGAATGTTGGTAAAACCAAACTCATTAGCTTGCGGTGTCTCCTGCTAAAACGAAAACGTCGGCCGCCGTAGCAACCAAGGATGCGACTCCATGTTGCCCGGCAATAGATTGCCGGGCAACATGGAGT